GATAGATCAGGGTGATTGGTGGCAGCAACGTGAAATTAAATTACAACAAGCGCGAGATGATTATGCAAGGCGTGTTTATGGTCGTTCTGCTTCATCTTTTTTAGAAACTGATCCCGTTACAGCTAAATCAAAGAAAGTTACTAAAATTGCTATTGCTGAATCAGCACCCACAGCCTCTAAAGTTGGGTCTTCAATGTTTAAACGTGTTGCTTTTTATGCGAGGAACCCAGGCGTTCAAATGGTTGGGGTTATGGCTGTAACACAGTTAATTGAGGCCATTGGTTGGGTTATGGAGGATGGTGCTTATGTAAAACATAAACCTGTTGAACCAACTGATCCTGCTGATCCACGTTTGCAATATTATTATATGACTTCTTCATTTGGTGTTGTTAAAAAGTTCGGTACAAATGCCGAAGCTGCTAATGATATTTGTCAACGCAATGCTAAGGGTTATGGCTGGACATTTATTTCGGCTACTCCATATACATGGGGTGCTAAGGAAACTGGGTTAAAAGAAGCTATATGTGTTATTAGTAGGTCTTCTGCATCTGCCAATGAGACTTTTAAATGGGTTTATCAACGAGAAGCTAATCCTATTTATGATCCCAAAGCTCCTAAGCCACCAGATCAAATCATTCCTTTAACACCTGAGTTGCTTGGTGCAGCTATGATGGGCGAAGGCTATCATGATCCTGTTACACCTTCTATTGATCCTAGTGTTAATACTGGTCTCATGCATAATTCAGTTGCAAATGCCTATGAGCATGCAGGTAATGGCATTGGTGATGAATTAGCAGATCAAATGGATGATAAATTAAAAAATGCTCCTATCACTCCTGATGGGAAAGCTGCTTCTTTTGGTGATCCTCGTTATTCTGCTCCTGATTTAAATACGAATGATCGTAGTTGGCGCACTGATGGTGCTACTGCTACAGGTTCTATAGGTAATGGCTCTGGTACGGGTACAGGCACTGGTTCAGGTTCTGGTACTGGTACAGGCTCTGGTACTGGTACGGGTACGGGTACTGGTTCTGATACTGGTACGGGCACTGGTACAGGTTCTGGTACGGGTACAGGAACCGGTACAGGTTCTGGTAGTGGTTCTGGTTCAAATGATCCAAATCCTCAACCTCAATCTATTTCTATTACTTTTCCTAATTTTTGTGAGTGGGCTTTCACGGTTTGTAAATGGTATGACGATTGGAAAAAAACCGATGAATGGATGAAAGATAAACCAGAATTAAAAGATGAAAAATTAGAAGTAGAAAACGAAGATATTGAAACCTATCACCGTCAGGATATGGTTGTTTTTGGTAAAACATGTCCTTTCTCTCCTGAGCGTGTTTCTATTCCAATGGGTTTAATTGGCTCTATTGATTTTGATAAAGATTTATCTTTTTTCTGCACA